ATAGCCTGTCACCACTGTAGTCAGCAGTTTGGACTATGCTAATATCATACCAAAGGGGTGAAAAAATGGGTCTGATAAATCGTTTTAAGAACAGGTCACAGGTAGTGACCCGATATAAGATGATGACGGAAATCGGCAACGGCTATTATAGCTGGGACGGCAACGTTTATCATTCAGACTTGGTGCGTGCCTGCATTCGCCCAAAGGTCAAGGCTATCGGGAAACTGACCGCAAAGCATATCAGAAAATCATATAGCCGAAATGGTGACGGCAGTATCGAGATAAACCCTGAACCATATATGCGAATGTTGCTGGAAGAGCCAAATGAATTCATGACAATGCAGAAAATGTTGGAAAAAGTCGCAACGCAGTTGTGTTTGAACAACAACGCATTTATCCTGATTATCCGTGACGGCAACGGCTATCCTACTGAACTATATCCTATCCCTGCAGACAGCGCAGAGTGTGTATATATCGGCAACGATTTATATTTGAAATTCACATTTTTCAATGGACAAAGATATACGTTTCCATATGCAGATATCATTCATCTGCGTAGTGATTTTTACAAAGACGATATTTTTGGAGAACGGCTGAGTGAAACGCTCACACCACTAATGGAAATCGTAACAACTACAGATCAGGGCATTGTCAAGGCTATCAAGAATTCGTCGATTATTCGCTGGCTGTTGAAGTTCACCAGTTCCTTGCGCCCTGAGGATTTGAAGAAACAGGCGCAAGAATTCAGTGAGCAGTTCATGAGCGTTCAGAACGGCACAGGTGTTGCGGCGGTCGACAGCAAGGCAGACGCAAAGCAAGTTGACGCAAAGGATTACGTTCCAAATTCGTCGGTCATGGAAAAAACCACGCAGAGAATTTATTCGTTGTTCAATACAAATGCAAATATCGTGCAATCGAACTACACCGAAGACCAATACAACGCCTATTACGAATCGGAGATAGAACCAGTAGTAATGGAACTGGCTGGCGAATTTACCCGAAAACTATTCAGCCGTATCGAAAGAGGATATGGAAACAAGATAGTTTTTGAAGCGTTCAATCTGAGCACTGCGTCAATGTCAACCAAGCTGAATCTGGTGCAGTTTTTCGACAGAGGCATTATGAACGCAAACGAAATCCGAAGCGTGTTCAATCTGGCTGACATTCCTTCGGGCGATCAATACTATGTCAGACTAGACACGGCAAAGATAGACAGCGGCGAGGGAGGTGAAAATGATGAAAATTAACGTCAAAGGTACTATCATTCCGAATGATGACCAGTGGATCTATGACCTTTTCGACATTGACGCCACTTCTCCTGCAAAGGTTTCAAAGGGTATAACTGCTGCGGCTGAAAAAGGCGAGCCGTTGGAAGTTTACATCAATTCTGGCGGTGGTGATATTTTTGCAGCGTCCGAAATCTATTCGGCAATCCGTGAATATTCAGGCGACGTCAAAATACACGTTGTCGGTCTTGCGGCAAGTGCGGCAAGCGTGATAGCGTGTGCAGGCAAGTCAGATATATCACCGACGGCACAAATTATGGTGCACAACGTATCATCAGCGACAAGAGGTGATTACCATGACATGGACAAAATGTCAGAAATCCTGCAAAAAGCCAATGAAACCATTGCAAATGCCTACATAACAAAATCGGGCATGGCAAAAGAAAAGGCGTTAGAAATCATGGACAAGGAAACATGGTTGACGGCTGATGAAGCGGTCGGACTGGGATTGATAGACGAAATCGCAGGAAACAAGAACGCCAAGTCACAGCTTGTGGCGGCCTACTGCGATATCATACCACAGAACGTAATCGAAAAAATGAAAGCTGAGCGTGCTGATAAAAAGATAACAGCACAGGCAAGGCTAGACAAACTAAAGGAGGGTTATAAAAATGACAAGACAGGAAATGCTTGATAAGGCTCAGGCTCTCATCGACGAGGGCAATTTTGAGGAAGCTGAAAAGCTGATGAATGACGCTGAAAAAGCGACAAAGACACAGGCAAATCTGAACGCTATGACAAAAGACCATGCGTCAGATACTATGAAAAATATCATCGAAAGGAATGAAAACAAGATGAACGAGAATGCGATCACACACACATCAAACATCTATGACAGCATCGAGTACAGAACTGCATTTATGCACAACGTTCTCGAGGGTACACCAATTCCTGCGAAGTTTGCAAACGAGGCACAGTCCACAAAGACCACTGACGTTGCGGCTGTTATTCCGTCAACAACCATGCAGAGAATCGTTGAAAAGCTGGAGGAGCACGGACAGATCTATGCTCTTGTCACAAAGACCAATATCAAGGGCGGCGTGACAATTCCTACATCAAGCGTAAAGCCAGTTGCAACATGGGTCGCTGAGGGCGCAAGCTCTGACACACAGAAGAAGACTACAGGTTCAATCACTTTCAGCTACTTCAAGCTCAGATGCCCGATTTCAATGTCACTTGAAGTTTCGGTAGTATCTCTTGATTTCTTTGAAACTGTGTTTGTTAATCAGGTGGCAAACGCAATGATCGCCGCTATCGAGACAGCAATCATCAAGGGCGACGGCACAACCAGACCAAAGGGCATTCTGAAGGAAACTGTTGTCAGCGGTCAGAATGTGAACGTTGCACTGGCAAGCAGCATTACATACGATACCCTGTGGAATATGATGTCAAAAATTCCGTCAGGTTATAGAGCAGGCGTTAAGTGGTTTATGAACTGGTCAACATTCTGCACTATCCAGGCAATGACAGATACTCAGGGACAGCCTATCGCAAGGGTCAACTATGGTCTTAACGGCGATATGCAGCCATCAGTTCTTGGCAGACCTGTTGTGTTCTCTGATGATATCGACGCTTATACCGACGCTGTATCGGCTGACACAATCGTCGCTTTCCTGTTCCGCCCTGAGGACTATATCCTCAACACAAATCTTGCCATGACAGTCAAGAGATATGAGGATAATGACACTGAGGATCAGGTTATAAAGGGTATCATGCTGGTAGACGGCAAGGTCATCGACAAGAACAGCCTTGTAACACTCACCAAGAAAAGCAAGTAATCATGATGATAAAGGGGGCATAACGAATGCTAGAAAGTTTGAAAAATTCGCTGAGGATATCGCATAACAAGCTAGATAGCGACATTATGTCAAACGTGGACGCCTGCATGGAGGACTTGAAGCGTGTGGGCGTGTTCGTTCCCTTTGACGCTGACGATTGCAGCGCAATTCTGAAAAAGGCTATCGAAAACTATGTCAAATGGCAGTATGATTTCAACGGCAAGGGAGAAGATTTCCGCAAGAATTACGAGCGTTTGCGAGACGCACTAAGTCTGAACGAGGACTACACGGAGGGGATTTAACAATGTTTAATGATGTTGTAAAAATCGCCAAAGCAAAGATAGTTTCAGACGAGATAGGAAATCAAGAAAAGGTCGTTGACTGGGAGAATGCCAAAGAAGTGTTCTGTCAGGTATCATCAATTTCACGTTCTGAATTTTACAGTGCCGCACAGGCAGGGTTTCAACCCACTTTGAAAATCAAAATGGCAGATTACTATGACTATGATGACGAGGATATGTTATTCTACAACGGTCGGGAATATCGTATCATACGCACATATGTAGCAGGAACAGCCATTGAACTGACGGCTGAACGTTTTGGCGGTGATAACTGATGAAGTCGGTTGAGATTGATGTCAGCAAGCTGGCGAAACAGGTCGCTGATGACCTGAAAGAATACAGCGAAGAAACCGCAAAGATAGTTGACGGCTGTATCGACGAGGTTGCAGACCAGTGTGTTGAAAAGTTGAAAACCACATCACCACGCCGAACAGGAAAGTATGCCGAAAGCTGGAAAGCCGAAACAGTATACGCTAAGTCGGGCAACAAGCGTGTTGTGGTGCGCAATAAAAAATACTATTATTTGACACATTTGCTGGAGCACGGTCACGCAAAGAAAGGCGGCAAGGGCAGAGTAAAGGCATTTGTGCATATCAAACCAGTTGAGGAATATGCACAAAAGACGCTGCCTGAGTTGATAGAAACGAGGTTGAAGAAATGAGTTTGACATTGGCTGACATACGTTCACGATTAACGGCTATCGACGAACTGAAAGACAAAGTCGCATACTATTCATCACGTGATGAAATGAAAACGCCCTACTGCGTGTTTTATCGTGAAAGCACCATAGACAGCGGAGACGATATGCACCCCGCAAGCCTGCGAGAGCAGACGATAGTCATTGAATTGTACACTAGAAAAATCGACGTTGAACTAGAAACGGCTGTTGAAAAACAGTTTGCAGATTTTGACTTGGAAAAGTCTGAAAGCTGGATAGAGGACAGCAAGGAGTATCAGATAAGATATTCATTTATCAATTATTTGAAGTAAAGGAAGAAACAATGCAATATTTAGGCGGCAAATGCAAAATTGCAAAACCTATCTCAGAACTTATTTTACAAAAAAAGGAAAATGCTAAGACGTTTGTAAGTTTGTTCTGCGGCGGCTGTGCAATCGAAACGAAATTAGCACCACATTTTGAAAATGTTATATGCAATGACCTGCACCTATATCTGATAGCTATGTATCAGGCATTACAAAACGGCTATGACTTGCCCGAAAATATATCAGAAGAACAATATAGATATATTCGTGAGCATAAGGACGAGGATAAGGCGTTGACAGGTTTTGTGGGCTTTGGGTGTTCGTTTGGTGCGAAATGGTTTGGCGGCTATGCCCGAAACAAAAAGGGTGACAACTATGCCAAACAAGGTAGGAATGCTATAATGCGAGATATTGAAAATCTTAAAACAGCAAAATTTACCTGTACCGATTATCGCAGTGTTGACATTCCTGACGGATCTATAGTATACGCTGACCCACCATATGTTGGCGTTACAGGCTATTCAACAGGCGAATTTGACAGTTCTGAATTTTGGAAATACATGAGAAAAATCAGCGAGAAGAACACAGTGTTTATTTCGGAATTGCAAGCACCTGACGATTTTGTTTGCGTTTGGCAAAAAGAAATTTTAAGGACGTTAAATAGTAATAACAAACGTCCAAAATCTATTGAAAAATTATTCGTACATAAATCACAAATTTAAAAAGGAGGAATTAAAATGGCTGAAACAAAGAAAGCCCCAAGCAATATCATTCTTGGAAGCGGTTATATCTACTATCAGGATTTCAGCGGTGAAACAGTGCCAGATGTTGATACTATCTGCACCGAAGCCAATGTGCTGGGCTATATCCAGGGTGGCGCAACCCTGTCATATAAACCTACATTCTACACCGCAAGTGATGATGACGGCACACACCAGAAGACAATCATCACAGAGGAAGAAGCTACACTGAAAACTGGCATTATGGTATTCAACGGCAACACGCTTGACGTTCTCTGCGATACTGCAAGGGTTACAGAAGATACCAGCAAGAAACGTAGAACTGTCAAGATTGGCGGTCTGAAGAATATGCGTCGCAAGAGATATGTTTTGTGTTTCCACCACGTTGACGCAGTTGACGGAGATATATGGGTTATGATCGTGGGCAACAACCAGAGCGGCATCGAACTGGCGTTCGCAAAGGACAAGGAAAGCGTTATCGACGCAGAGTTCAAAGCACTGCCAAGCGACAGCGAGGGAACGCTGATTACCTATATCGAAGAAGACAAGTCGATAAGTGCCATATAAGCAACACAAATACACAGCCTGCTGAGATTTTCAGTGGGCTGTTTTTTTTGGAGGTGTAAAAATGCCAAAGACGTTGAATTTCAACAAAATGCAAAAACCTAGCCTGCGCATTGAACTGGCTGATGAAAAGCATACCACGATTTTTGTTATGCCACCCACGAAGGGCGAGATTGAAGCGTTCGGAGAAATATCCGCAAAGCTAGGCGGCAACAAGCTGGACGAAGCAATCGAAATGTGTGCAAGGTTGATGTCACACAACATCGCAAAGATACCAATAACGGCTGAAACACTAGCTGATTGGGATATCTATGACATTCAGATGTTCTACCGCACATATATCGACTATCTGCTAGAAATCAAAAATTCAAAAAACTAGCACTCCCCTACTATCCACCGCAGGATAGGGAGGGGGAGAAATATGAAATTTCCTCAACGTGGGAAAAGTTAGTTGCGGACTATATGGGTATATCACTATATGATGTTGATGATATGGACTACTATGACTATCTGTTGATACGCCGTGACGCATTTATTGCACGGCTCAGGCAGAGCGAGAGCGGTCAAGAGTACCTAGACAACGCATATAGGCTGACCCTGACGAAGCCTGACCGACAGGCTTTGCGAGAAAATTTCGGAAAGGGGGTAATGATAGGTGGCAAAAAGTAGCATAAAGGGCATTACTATCAAGATAGGCGGCGACACCACAGGTCTTGACAAGGCGCTGAAAGAAACGAACAAAAAGAGCCGTGAGTTGGAGAGCGAGCTGAAAGCGGTCGACAAAGCACTAAAGCTAGACCCGAACAACGTCACACTGGTCAAGCAAAAGCAAGACCTGTTAAAGGATAGTGTCAAAGAGACGAAATCAAAACTGGACGTGCTAAAAGAAGCGCAATCGCAGGTCACAGCACAGTATAAAAAGGGCGAGATAGACGCAGGACAGTATCGCGCGTTTCAGCGAGAATTGGAAACAACAAAGTCAAAGCTGTCAAGTCTGAAAGACGAAAAGAAAAACATTCACGTTATCGGCACGGCATTTAAGGAAGCCAAAGACAAGGTCGAACCTGTCATAAAGAAAGTCGAAAAAGTCGGGTCTGTCATAGGCGGTGCGACAGGCAAAGCCGTAAAGTTCACGGCAACGCTGGGCAAGATAGACACGGCTATGATAGGCAAGGCGGCTGATGGGTTCAAAAAATACACGCAGACCATAGGTGTTGGTCTTGCGGCTGTAACAACGGCGCTTGCGGCAAACGTCGAAACTAGCCGTGAATGGAACAGTGATATGACCAAATTGAAAACAAACGCCGAAACCAGCGGCAACGATTTTGATTTTATGAAATCAAAAATGCAAGATTTGGTGGCTATCACAGGCGAGTCCGATTCAAGCATTGAAGCGTTGTCAAACCTTATGGCTGTTGGTTTCAGCGATGAACAAATGACGCCTGCTATAAACGCACTCAGCGGAGCGGTTGAAAAATTCCCTGATACCTTGAAAATCGAGAGCCTTTCGGACAGCTTGCAGGAGACCCTTGCTACAGGTGCTGCGACAGGTCAGTTTTCAGAGCTTATCGGGCGTATGGGTGATAGCGTTGATGATTTTAATGCGGGTCTACAGAATTGCACGTCAGAAGCAGAACGTCAGCAGTATGCCCTTGATTGGCTGGCAAATTCGGGTCTGTCGGAAATCAATGACGAATACCAATCAGCAAATAAATCAACGCTGGACTATGAACGTGCAAGTTTTGAATTGCAGGACGCCCTTGCGTCTTTGGGAACTGCGTTCACACCTGTTATGGCAGGTGCAAAGGGAATGGCAGCAGATTTTCTGACAAAATCGTTGCCAGCTGTTCAGAAATTGTCGGGCGGTTTTACCAAACTGTTTGACGGCGTTTCTAGTTTGCTAGACGCATATGACAGTGGCGGTCTTGACGGCTTGACCGAACAAATTCCTGTTGTTATATCTGGGCTGTTCAGTTCTGCGTCAGAAACGCTTGCCGAAAATGCACCTACACTAATCACAGCGGCAACTACAGTTCTAACATCTATCATTCAATCGTTGGCACAATCTGCGCCGTCACTAATCAACTCAATTTTGCCGTCACTGCTTAACGGCTTTTTCGGGTTGATAAATGCGTTGGTTTCAACTATCCCTACGCTAGTGCCTGAACTGGTGCAGGGTGCAATCACACTGTTTTTGGGTCTGATTGACGGACTAAATGACGTTATCGGACAGTTAATGCCAATGTTGCCTAGTTTAATAAAACAAATAACTGACACGCTGATTGAAAATCTTCCTGCAATCATTGAGGGCGGTTTCCAATTGCTAACAGGATTGATAACAGGTCTAACTAAATGCACGCCCGATTTGATAAACGCAATAATAGCGTTGATACCTGTTATAACAGATTCGTTGACAGAAAATCTGCCTGTGCTAGTCAAGGCTGGTATGGAATTGATTGTTGCATTAGCACAGGGGTTGCCGACTGCAATTCCTGCTATCATAGACGCACTGCCTGATATAATCAGCGCTATCATAGACGGCTTCAAGGAAGTTGATTGGCTGGACTTGGGCGCAAATATTCTCAAAGGCATTTTGAACGGTTTAGTTTCCGCAGTCAGTGGAATCTGGAGCGTTGTTGAAGATGTTGGAAGTGCCATTATAGACGGATTCTGTGATTTTTTCGACATTCATTCGCCTTCAAGGGTTATGGCGAAAAAGGTCGGTCAGTATCTGCCGTCTGGTATCGCTGTCGGTATGGAAGACACTGCGGACGAACCAGTGAACGAGGCACAGGCTATCGTTGACAGCGTTGCAGGCGTATCGGCTGAAATGGATCCTGTCATGATAGGCAGACAGAACGCAAGAAAAACTGCTGACAAAATATCAACCGAAGCCGACAGCACGACGTCAAACGGCAAGAGCGGTGATTTGACAGTGGTTATGAACATTGACGGAAAACGTTTTGCCACAGTAACAGCGCCATACATGGACGTTGCTATGGCTGAAAAAATCAATCTGAATGCTAGGAGGGCGGCTGAAAATGTCTAGTATAACGATAAATGGTAAAAATTCCTATACCGATTTTGGAGCGTTGCTGACATCACGCAGTACACCGCCGCCAAACATCAGGGATATATCGGCTACTATACCATACCGCAATGGCGACATATGTTTCACATATCAGAATGGCGGTAAACCTACCTATGATACACGAACACTGACATACAAATTCGTATTTATGGACTGTCCGAAAACCGCCCTGCGGAAAACGGTGGCAGATTTTGAAAACTGGATTTTGTCGGCTGGCGAATGTGACCTATATGACGATGCCGAAATTTACCATTATAAGACAAGAGCGATTAGCTGTGCCGAAAGTGAAAAGGGGTATCATGTTGAGGTAACAGCAACTTTCAAGGCACAGCCGTATAAGATATCTGACGATTTTTCAGACAAGGGTTTTGACGATTTCAGTTTTGAAAATGACTGTCTAAATCTTACGAACATGACACTGACGGCTATTAAAATGGCTCCACACGCCCCTATGGGTGTTCTGAGAATCTATTTGTATTCAGACGTGCCGATAAAACCACGTCTGATATATAGGCGGTCTGCTGATGATACCGACAAGGTGGGATTCACGTATTTTCAAAATAACAACGTTGATATATCCGAAAAGGTATACAGACCGACAGAAAAACCATTCGATATGGACGAATTGATTTTACAGCCTGGGTTGAATACTTTGTCAGCGTATGGCTTCGGGTCGCTCACACTGGATCTGCATGAGGAGGTTTTATAAATGCACACTGTCACTATCACAAATGGTACTGAAAAAACCACGATACATAGCGATAACCTTGACCGCATTTCAGGTGGAAAAATCGTCAAGGCTGTCAATGCCGTTGACAGTTTTACGTTTACCATATACCCCGACAATGCAGAATACAACAAACTGAAACCACTGACAACATCAGTCACTGTCACGGACGATAGCACAGGCAAAGACGTTTTTATCGGGCGTGTGCTGAAATGTCCTGACAGCATGGACGAACAAGGGCTGATTTGTAAATCTGTCACCTGCGAGGGGCGTTTAGGTTGGCTGTATGACAGCGTTCAGCCGTATGTTGAATACAAAATGGTAGGCATTCGGACAGTGCTAGCGTCATTCATTTCCAAACACAATACGCAGGTCGGCGATGACAAACACATATCGGTCGGGCAGGTCACTGTGACGGGCGAAAATAATTACACATATTCTGTCAATTGGGTATCGACTATGGACGCTATATCTGAACAACTGGTCGGAAAATTCGGCGGTGAAATCCAGCTAAGAGACCAAGACGGCAAAGTGTACATAGACTATCTGGAGCATATCGGACACGGCACTGACACAAAGATAGAACTGGCGGTAAATCTCAAAACTATCAGCCGTGAAATTGACGAAACGAGCGTTATTACACGGCTATATCCGTTGGGTGCAAAGCAGACCGACAGCGAGAAAAGGCTGACGATTGGCAGCGTGAACGGCGGTAAAGACTATATCGAAGATAGTGCGTTGGTCGCTAAGTATGGCGTAATCAGCGGTACACAGACGTGGGACGACGTAACACAGGCGTCAATTTTGAAAACAAAAGCCACGGCATTCCTAAAAAGTGCGAACAAAACCAAAAAGCAGTATAAAATAACTGCGGTTGATTTGTCAACAATTGATATGAATTTTGAACAGTTTGAGCTAGGGTGCTGGTATCGTGTTGTCAACCCTCTCATGGGGATTGATGAGGATTTACGAATTATCGGTATCACTATAAACCTTGACAGCCCTGAACAATCTGAGCTGACATTTGGTGACAAATTCGAGACCATGACAGGATTTATGACAGCCAAAACCAAAAGCCTGCAGACCGCTATTGATGATAGTGAATTCAGAAATCGTCAGGTGATAGATAGCAAAATCGAGAATGCCACAAAGTTGATAACAGGTGCAGAGGGCGGTCATGTCATTCTTGACCCGTCAGAAAAACCGGAGCGCATTTTGATTATGGATACGGCTGATATAAATACCTGCAAATCCTGCATTCAGCTAAACAAAAATGGGCTAGGTTTTTGGAAATCATCGGACGGCGGTTCTGCGAAAAACGGACCGTACACAAATGCGTGGACCATCGACGGAAATTTGGTGGCTAGTTTTATAACCGCTTTGACCCTGACAGGGTTGAAAATAAATAACGGCAGCGGAACGTTCAAGGTGGACGAGAGCGGAAACGTGGTCGCTAAGCTGTCGTCGAAATCAGCGACTATTACAGGCGGAAGCATTAATATTCAAACATCTAGCCAAAATACCAGTGCAATTCAGTTGTCACACAACGAGTGGACGCTGAAAGTCAGCCCACTGGAGATACGCATTGATAACAGTACGATCGGCGGTCATATCGTCCTGCAGGCTGGTGCTATGTCGGGCTATTGGAATAATGAATTAAAATTTTCACTAGACACAAACAGCGGTAACATATCAACGTATACAGACAACGGTAAAAAGGTATTTACAGTTGACACCAATAACAGGGCGATGTATCTATACAACGAAAATGAAAAAACCGCAGTACAGTGCTACGGCAAAACAGGTGATATCATGTGCAATAGCATAACCACGAAAAACCACACACTAGACTAGGAGGGATAAAATGGCAAACAATGTTGATTTGGCAGCGGCAATCGAAACTGTCAGAAACGCATTTTACGGCCGTGACGTTCGTCAGGCGTTGGTTGACGCACTGACAGCAACGGAACAGGCAGTAAATGATTTAAACCAAAACAAGGTCAAAAGCGGTACGATTGAATACACGCTGGAAAAGGCGGCGCCAAGCGTACAAATACCGCTAAATTTGGATTTTGTGCCGAAACAAATTTGCGTATCACTGAGGGATATCGGCACGCCTAGTCCATTTCAGAACTATTGCACCCATGTGCAGGTATACAAGGGTGCATATTTCGCAGTAATTTGCATGGGTCCTAGCAATGGCGCAACTATTGTCAATGTGCCTGCAGGAACGTACAGCATTGACTACATAGCAATCATATAAAAGGGGGTGCAAAAATGGTAATCAGACTAGACGAAAATTACAATGCGATGACATCAACAGCCCTTTTGGGCTATGTTGGTGAAACAAACGCCCGTCCTGTGTCGGTCGAAGGGCTGACAGTAGACGGCGCAGACCGCTATGTGTTGACTATCGACTATGGCGATGGCGTGACGTATGAGGTCGATATCACAGGCGGACAGTGGACACCTACGGCTGACATACTGCGGTCAGCGCAGACAGTCAGCTGTCAGCTATGTGCAAAAAAACTTTCAGGGCAGGAGTACATACTGCTGAAAAAATCACGAATTTTTCGACTGCGAATAGGGGCGGCTATAGACGATAATGCTGTGCCGTCACCTAACGTGGCTATGGATGCGTTAGACCGCATAGATACCATAGGCAGGCAGACACACGCAGATATGCAGACAGCCGTCACCGCTGCAGAAACGGCGACAACAGCGGCAAATAACGCCGCTAAATCTGCCACAGCCGCAGGAGTATCAGCCGACACCGCAGAACAGGCGGCTGAACGTGCCGAAACCGCACAGGCATCTGCAGAAACGTCCGCAACACAGGCTGACACCGCAAGACAGGGTGCAGAAAACGCACGTCAGCAGGCGGTCACATCACAGAATAACGCTAAAATATCCGCAGCGCAGGCGTCAACGGCAGCACAGCAAACTGAGGCTGATAAGACCATAACGGCAGGTTATGCAAAGGCCGCAAAGACCAATGCTGACAGCACTGCGGCAGACAGACAGGCGGTGCAGGATATGGCAACGAAGGTGACAGCCGACAAGGCTACAGTGGCAGAAAACGCCACTAAGGTTGCTGAGGATAGAACATCAGCTGAGACTGCCGCCCAGAAAGCACAGGCGGTGGCTGATAGTTTGCCTGAAGATTATGTTACGGCAGTTGCACAGATTGCCGAGAATACAGCTGAAATAGCTAACGTAAAGCTGACGGACAAGGAACTGCAACGTAGGGTAAATGCACTGTATTCCATCGGTCAGGGTATCACGCACCAGTTTGAAACTGACAGCGGAACGGCATATGCCAAGACAGTTCCGACAGGGGCGAAGTTGATGAGCGTGAAGTCGATAGGTGGTCATTCTGAGGTCATTGACGGCGAGATTGTTAGTGCAGGCACGGAAGAGATTGTGGAGCAGGGACGGAATTTGTGGAACGAAGTATGGGGAGTTGGTTCGATTAACTCATCTAGTGGCAATGACGAAGGAGGTACTGCATCCATATATTCAAAAAACTATATACCAATTATTCCAAACTCAACTTATATCTTCGTGTACGCAGGTAGCGCCAGTTTTGAAAATGTGAAAACCAGATTTTATGACCATAGCAAGAACTACATCGGCTATAACGACAACAACGGGCAAACTGTTTACCCAAACAGAGCGTTTATAACCCCATTAAACGCAGCCTATGTGCGTTTCACACTTCCGCCAGGATATGGTAATGTTTACAAAAATGATATAGCATTGATAGCAGGCAGTTCGGGAACCTATGCCCCCTTCCACCGCAACGTTTACCAAATCCCCGAAGCTATCCGCAATCTGCCTGGCTATGGCGTTGAGGGGAACGTGGTAGACTACGAGGCTAAGACCTATACGCAGAATAACGCTGTTGACGGAACGGAGGTCAAAGCGTTAGATACACCTATCGTCACGGATATTTCAAACCTGATTGATGATGACTTCCTGCGGAACATCGAGGTCGAAGCAGGAGGTTCGGTAACGTTCAAAAACAGCAACGATAATTACCATATACCAGTGCCAAGCGAAGAGGAATACATCGTGAAACTATCAGAAGTGGGAGGTACAACATGACGGATTTAGAAAAATCTATGGTTGAGAGCATGGGGCTGACGGAAGATAATTTCAACAAACCAAAGGTAACCGAGATAGACAGGATAAAGGCAAATGTTGATTTTCTGGCTATGTTGAACGGTGTTGAGTTGGAGGTGAGCGGCGATGAGTAAAAACTATGCAAAGGTCAAGAGATACTATGACACCCGTTTGTGGTCGGTTGCTATGGTGCACACCGCCGTCGGCAAGTGGATCACGGCTGAGGAGTATACAACAATCACGGGACAAACATACGAAAGAGAGGAACAGTAATGAAAGAAAACACAGCAAAAATCATCATATCAGCGATAGCCGCAGGGCTGTCAGCGTATTTCCGTGTTATGGCGATACCTATAGTCATTCTGGTGCTTGTGATGATCATTGACTACATTACAGGTATGTGGAAAGCATGGAACAGGGGCGAGCTGTCAAGCCGTGTCGGTCTTAAAGGGCTTTTCAAAAAGGTCGGCTACATATTTGTGGTGGCGGTGTCGGGCGTGCTTGATTGGCTCTTTATCTCAGGACTTTCACAGATAGGCATTGAGGTAAGTGTCAGCTTTTACTTCGGGCTTATTGTGACGATATGGTTTATCATCAACGAGTGTATTTCTATCTTGGAAAATCTTGCGGTGATAGGTATACCACTGCCGTCATTCTTGGTGAAGATAGTACACAAGCTTAAAATCACAGTTGAAAACAAAGTGGATACAAACGAAAGTGAGGAATAACAATGAATTACGATGAGTTTATCAAGAAGCACAATGGCGTAGCCGTTGACTATGACGGAGCAGCAGGCAGGCAGTGTGTAGACCTTGCAACGGCATATTTTAACGAGGTCTTCGGTTCAGGTATCAAGAATTTCTGGTATGACGCACATCACTTTTGGGATTTGTTTGACAAAAATACTTGGCTGAAAGCAAATTTCACAAAGGTAAAGAACACGCCAAGTTTCGTGCCGAAAAAGGGTGATGTAGCGATATGGTCAGGCACGTTGAATGGTGGCTGGGGGCACATAGCCATCTGCACGGGTGAGGGCAACACGAGTTATTTTTATTCGTATGACCAAAACTGGAGCGGAAAAGCCTGCACTAAGGTCAAGCATACTTATGACCATATTGCAGGCTTCCTGAGACCAAAGAACCAGAGCAAGATAAGTGCGAAAGTGCTTGACAAGACAGGTTACAAGCAGGGCAACAAAACAAACGGTGTGCTTGCGCTCAAGGAGTTGCTGCTTCTTGCGAAGGCGGTTAAGCTCCACAGTGTGGGCATGGACAAGAACGGTACATACGGAAAAGGTACTGCAAAGGCAGTTAATACCTTGCTGAAAAAGTGGGGATATTATGAGAACGGCATTGCAGGCGTGAACTTCATCAAAAAGCTCAGCGACGAGATTACAAAAAAGATAAAGTAGGTAGAATTTCAGCCGTCAGAGCGTTTGCCCTGGCGGCTTTTTTTCATTGCAGATACACAGTTATTGCAGAACCTTATGAATCGTGCTTATATCGTTGTCATCACGTTCAGCGTTCACAAAAATTGTACTCAGCCATTTTACCTGATAGCCGTTGTTGGTATGGTAGCCGTGAAAATGCGCACGCCTGATGTGCGGTGCTTTCGGTGCGCTGTGACCTTGTGGACTATGCTGATAACTGACACTGCTTTCAGCCTGCCTATGCTTGCGCACGGCAATGCCAATGCGGTACCCTACATTGGCTATGGCTGATTTCTGTGGCTGTGCAGACGGCTTCTGAGGGCGTGGTGCGGTGTGTTCCTTTTGCACTTGGCGTTTCGTGACTGGTGCGATTTCGGCATTTACAGCCGATAAATATACAATGAACTGCAATTTTTCGGCTATGTCGCATATCATTGCCTTAGTGCCTGCCTTGTCTTTTTTGGCATAGCTGCCTAGAATTTTATATATCAGGTCTTCAACTGTCATATCATACTGCAATTCTATAGCGATTGATTCCGAATAGTAGTCTTTTTCGGCATCGTCAAAAAAATATTCTGTCATTGTCATTCGGTCGCCCTGCAAGTCGAAAAAGAAACCCACGCTATTTTTGTGTTTTCGCTGGACGTAAAAACAGTTGCATGGCAATTGTTTGAAAACGTCTGCACTGATTTTCAAATCTGCTGTGCCTTGACCGCTGAGCAGGCTGGCAAAATCATCATCAAATAGATACACTTGCCGTCCACTATAGTACCAGTTTGTCATATTTTTTATAGCACCCAGCTTGTCTAAAAAATCATCTGACATTATCGTTTGTTCGGTCAACTTGGCGGCTTCGTCTAGGGTTTTCTTACCGAATTTGATATAGTCACGCATCAGCTGACCGCTGACATAATCCACTATATCGGTATCGGTTGCGATATGCCCTATGGCTTTTATGGTTTCTGCATTGGCTGCAACTACTTTGTCTGGCAGCAATTCGTATTTTTGTTTTGCCATGTCATTTTACCCTGATGTTTATTCGGTCGATATTTACATTTGTTGCTTCTATGCCGTGCTTTTTCAACTCTCGCTCAATCGTAACCGAATTTTTCGGGATGGTAAGTCTTATCTGTCTGCAAATATAGTGCTTCTCACACTTTTCACCATAGTTCTTACCTTTGACAACTTCAAATTCGTCCGAAATGTCGTCATCGGTCAGCCCTAGTTTCTCAACGAACGTCTTCCAGTCTTCGGGGCTGATAGGGTCCAGGACTTTGACTTCCACGCCGTCACGTGGCGCCATTTTATATATCCAGTATGCCTTTTTGTCGAACTCTGCTGCACTTCGTGGGATATTGGCGTTTCCACGTGGTATAAGATATTTCGATACATCATCGACGTTTGAAAAATCGATCATGTTCAGCTGATATGTGCGGTTTTTGACTTTTACCAGTAAATAGTTTCCCTCTGGGGAGTATAGTCCGTCAACTATCAGCCGCTTTTCGCCGTTGATCTCTTCAAACTCGAAGCTGTCAGCTTCCAGCAAATCTTCCGGCTTGCAGTCCAGTGCCGTGCATAGACGTCCTAACGTGCTCGCCTGGATAAAATTGATATCCTGCGCACCGCTCTCAAGACGGCAGATATAGCTTCTGACAGAACCTATCCTCTTTGCCAGCTCATCTTGTGTCATGCCTCTTGCTTCTCTCATGTCTTTCAACTTGCTCATAAAATCATATCCTTTCAGATTTATTTTGCTTTCCAGCCGACGCCCCTTTTTTGTGGGGCGTTTCGTATCAATTTTCAGATACTCATCAGGGCTGTTTTATGCGACGTGTTCAGCGCACATTCTTTCGGCAATTGCTTTTACGTTCTGCATGGTTGCTGGCTCACCTTCAAGATTTATGCGTGCAATGTTTTCATCGTCATAGGCGATATACGAAAATCTGTCTGAAAATTCGTCGCACCATACATAACCTTTTGACATATCAACCATCAAAGCGCCATATGATGAACGATAATATCCACCGCTGTTTGCTCTCTTGTAAGTTCCTACTGCTTTCTTAACGCCTGTGATTTTCATAATTTTGTACCTCCGAAAATTAATTTTTGATTTCAGGTCTCATCTCTTGCCTGTGATTATAGTATACCATGTTATCTAGTAAAAGTCAAGTAGTTAGATAACAAAAATGTAGATAACATTGAATTTTGTAGGATTGCACAAATATAGTCTTGCTTTTTGTGCATATTTTCAGAGCAAAATTTTAGCGTGTGCAAAATTCCGTGTCATATTTCGTGTCATATATTTATCATTTTGAATGATATTTTATCATTTCTACGCATATTTTAGCATTTTAGGACATAAAGAAAACCGCCTATCTACGTGATTTAACGTAAATAAACGGTTTTGTGCTGGTCGAGGTGACGGGACTTGAACCCACGGCCTCTGCGTCCCGAACGCAGCGCTCTACCAAACTGAGCCACACCTCGAAATACCACTGTAATATTATATCACACCCATCAAACCTTGTCAAGGCGTTTTTTTCTGTTTTGTATCCTCTTTGCTCTTTTTTACTGCGTTGACCTTTGGTGTTTGACGAATTTATTGAAATCATTCTCATTGTAACTTATTTTCATTGACATACGCCTTGCGTTGTGATATTATATATATAAAGGTGTTCTCGTTTAAAAGTTTTTGTATGAGGTGATGAAATTGATGAATATGAAGAAAAGAATGTTGAGCATTGTCCTGTCTGGCGCAATGGCTGTTTCTACTGCTGTGTCTGCTGGATCGTTCAGTGCCTTTGCCGTGGCGCAATGTGTTGCGTATTCAGGCTCTAATGTGAATGCTCAGGACTATGTGCAATGGTCTGACACAGTGAAATCTTACCTGACAGTGTGCGACAACGGCAATTATATGCGTGTCCAGTCAGGCGCTATCGAGGGCAAGCTCCTTGTGGAATATTACAGCCCTGATTTTGAACCGCTCAGCACTAAGCTTATCGACAATGAACTGCCGATCTTTGGTGCTTTCTATGACTCCGGCAATAATTATTATGTCCTTAGCGGTCAGGAAAATCCGAAACAAAACGACTCCCTCGAGGTTTTCCGTATCACGAAGTATGATAAGAATTGGAACAAAATAAAGTCCTGCGGTCTGTATGGAGCTAACACTACAGTTCCATTCGATGCAGGCTCGGCAAGAATGACCCATAGCGGTGACCACCTGCTTGTGAGGACCTGCCACGAAATGTATAAATCAAGCGACGGCAATAATCATCAGTCTAATGTTACCATTGAAGTGGATATGCCTTCAATGACTATCACTGATTCATATACCGGCGTCATGAACGTTGATTATGGCTATGTTAGCCACTCCTTCAATCAGTTTATAAAAACCGACGGCAACCATATAGTCGCCCTCGACCATGGTGACGCTCATCCACGTTCTGCCGTTCTGGTGAAGTATAATTCTGATTTTACTACAGGCAAATTCTTCCCAAGCTATTTTGATAAGGTCAGCAATATCGACGTTGTAACATACCCTGAATATACCGCCGGTCACTATAACTATACAGGTGCGGCTATAGGCGGCTTTGATGTGTCATCATCAAGCTATATCGTGGCACAGAGTACAGTTGACCTTGATTATATCAATACGTCAGAAACACGAAACGTCTACGTTTCCGCTGTTTCAAAGGACCTTTCCACAAACAAGCTCAATAAGATAACTTCTTATGCAGAGGGTACAGCTTCAGCTTCTGCTCCACAGCTTGTGAAGATAAATAATAACAGCTTTTTGCTATTGTGGGCCAGAGATACAAAGGTAAGCTGTGTGAAGCTAAACGCTGACGGCACAGTAAACGGCAGTATACACACCTTTGAGGGAAGTCTTTCAGATTGCCAGCCTGTTATCAAAAACGGCAGAGCAGTTTGGTATGTTTACGATAAAAATAACGTGACCTTCAACTCCCTGAACCTTTCAAATCTTGACGATATAAAGACGGTTGACGTCAAAACAGGTCATGACTACGAAACAAAGTACGCATCAAAAACTGACGGCACTGTAACACAGACCTGCAAGTCTTGCGGTTATGTGAATAAGTTCACAGTTCCGACCTCTACCACTGTTTATTGGCGTACAGACATTTCGAATACGTCCTTTTCAAGCGTATTGAGCAAAACTCAGTTCAGTGTGGGCGACAGCATTGATTTCTGGCTTTATGACGATACAGACTACACAGTTGAATTTTCTGATCGCAGCATGGTAAGTGTAAATAAGCTTGAAAACTATGCTAATGATATCAGACGTATCACATTCAAAAACGGCGGTTCACTCACTGTAAAAATTTATCCTACATACAATCCGTCTGTAGCAAAGACATACAAACTCACCTGCGGATGCACGAGCCACACATATGGCAGTGCTGTTATCACAAAACAGCCTACCTGCACATCAGAAGGTACAAAAACAAAAACTTGTACGCAGTGCGGAGCAACAGTAACAGAAACAATTGCAAAGCTTTCCCACAGCTATACAACCACGGTTGTTGCACCTACTTGCACTACTAACGGCTACACTCTCCACAAGTGTTCTGTTTGCGGTACTTCATACAAGGACAGCACAACTAAGGCAACAGGTCACAGCTACGGAAATTCTGTTGTAACAAAACAGCCGACCTGCACATCAGAGGGTACTGCTATAAAGACTTGCACAAAGTGCAATGCGATATTTACAGAAACTATAGCAAAGACTTCACACAAATATGCTGACACAGTTGTTGCACCTACTTGCACTACTAACGGCTACACTCTCCACAAGTGTTCTGTTTGCGGTACTTCATACAAGGACAGCACAACTAAGGCAACAGGTCACAGCTACGGAAATTCTGTTGTAACAAAACAGCCGACCTGCACATCAGAGGGTACTGCTATAAAGACTTGCACAAAGTGTAATGCGACAGTTACAGAAAAGCTTCCTGCAAAGGGTCACACTGCAGTTACCGACAAGGGCTACCCTGCTACTTGCACCACCGCAGGCAAAACAGACGGCTCACATTGCTCAGTTTGCAATACTGTTATCAAGGTTCAGACAGTGATAAATGCCACAGGTCACAAATCAAGCGGTTGGATAGTCGACAAAACGGCTTCTATCGGAGTTAAAGGCTCAAAGCACAAGGAATGTACAGTCTGCAAGAAAGTTCTTGAAACGGCTGAAATTCCTGCACTTTCAAGAATTAGCATTTCAAAGGCAAGCGTGACACTTTCTACTTCGACCTACGCTTATGATGGCAAGGCAAAGAAGCCTGGTGTAACGGTCAAGCTAAACGGCAAAACTTTGAAGAATGGTACAGATTACACAGTTTCCTATTCAAACAACACCAAGGTAGGCACAGCAAAGGTCACTATCACAGGCAAGGGCAATTACACAGGCTCAGTTTCTAAGACCTACAGTATCAAAAATAACTTCAAGAAAGCTACCATTTCTGGCATTTCAAACAAGTCATACACGGGCAAGAATATCACGCAGAGCATTACTGTTAAATACAATGGTAAAACGCTGAAAAATGGTACTGACTACACAGTTTCCTACTCAAGCAACAAGAATATAGGTACTGCCACTGTAAAAGTCACAGGAAAAGGCTCTTACGCAGGCACTATCACAAAGACGTTCAAGATAAATCCTGCCAAGCAGGAGATACAGAAGCTCACTGCTAAGAGCAAGGCATTCTTTGTGGATTGGGCGCAGAAAGGCTCTGCTACTGGATACGAGATACAGTACGCTACCAACTCAAAGTTCACAAGTGCAAAGAAAGTCACAATAACAAATAAAAAGACCGACAAGACCACTATTTCAAAGCTTTCAGGCAAAAAGAAA